AACTCTGGGGAAAACAGAAGGATATAGCCAATGCGCTGGTTGATAACCGGGTAGTGGGCATTCGGAGCTGCCACGGCAGCGGTAAAACCTTTATGGCTGCGCAAATCGCACTGTGGTGGGTGTTGACCAGGCCGTATTCAACCGTGGTCACCACTGCGCCAACCGGCAGACAGGTCAATGAGCTTCTTTGGAAAGAGATACGCAAGTCATTCAAGAACGCAAAGGCCAAATTCGAAGCAATGGGCATGAAGATAGGCGGCGAAATGCTGCCGAAAGCGCCCAAACTGACGATTGATGACGATTGGCTCTGCATTGGGTTCTCCACCGATGACCCCACAAGCTTTCAGGGCTGGCATTCCCCAGGTGGGATTTTGGCGGTTTTCGATGAGGCCCCCGGTATCGCGCCAGACATATGGGATGCGGTTCAGGGTGTAATCGTAGGTGAGAATGACCGGTTGCTGTGCATCGGCAACCCTACGGAAGCATCCGGGCCGTTTTACGACATGTTTACCAAGGAAAACTCCGCAAAGACGTTTCATATCAGTGCATATGACGTTCCAAACGTTAAAGAAGGCAGGACGGTCATACCAGGTCTATGCACCAAGGAATGGGTGGACGACCGCAAGAAAGAATGGATGGAAAACACCCCGATGTGGCAGTCCCGTGTGCTCGGGAACTTCCCAGATACCTCTGATGCCACGGTCATACCGCTGTCCTGGGCTGAAGAAGGGGCTACGAGATTCCACAAAGAGGCCAAAAAGAGCATTGGCCCCATGGTGATGTCTATTGATGTGGCTCGGTTCGGTGCCGACACCACCGTTTTTGCCTTCGCAGACGAGAACGGTGTCAAGGAAATGATCACTGTCCCCAAATGCGACACGATGGAGACGGTTGGGTATGCCCTTAAGGCTTTCGAGGAAAGAGGCGGGTTCGAGCGCATAACAGAAATCAGGGTAGATGCTGATGGGCTTGGTGCTGGCGTATTTGACCGGCTAAAGGAACAGCTCGGACCAATAGCAGTCGAAATGCGTGGCGGGATGCGATCTGTCGATAACGAGAGATACCTCAACCGACGTGCCGAATGGTACTTCACGCTAAGGGAACTTTTAGATCCAGACGGAGACAACCCCATATTCATACCAAACAACCAGAAACTAATAGCCCAACTTTCATCTATTAAATGGAAGATTAACTCCAGGGGCTTAATCCAGATAGAATCAAAGGAAGACATGAAGAAACGAGGGGTTAAGTCACCTGATGAGGCTGATGCCGTAGTAATGGCGATGGCAACACAGAGAAGGCTAGACTTCTTTTTTGTTTAACATAGTATAATTGTTTACTTGTATTTGGGATTTTTCACAGATAGGTTGAATTTATGGCAGGATTTCTTGACATGTGGAAGAATTTGTTTGGGGCGTCTGGTGGGGACTCAGATTCGGAGGAATTAAAGTCGTTCCCATCAAGCGATGACCCTGCTTATGGGCTTATATCTTCCGCCTTGCAGAACACCAATGCGCCTAGACGCGGAACCCCGGAGCTTTTAAATGCTTATAAGACATTACCATGGTTGCGGAGCGTTGTGGATAGGATCGCAAATGCCACGGCATCTGTTAAATGGGTGGTGGTTGATACATCGGGGTCCAGTTCTTTAAGGGGCCTAAATAATATTACTGACCCCAATATTCGGCAGAAGATATTAAAGGATCACTTAAGCCACGCGACCCCGCTTACGACCAACAGTCCGTTCTCGAAGCTAATTGAGGATGGAAACCCCTGCATGACTGGCAGACAGCTCAGGATTCTGTCACAAACTCACCTTGAGCTTATCGGTGAAGCGTTCCTCCTTATTGAGCGCGATGAAAACGGCAGACCATACGAGCTTTGGTCCATTCCCCCAACATGGGTCAAGGATATCCCCAGGGGCGACCGTCCGTATTACGAGGTCCGCCACCAGAGCTTGGACATGGCTGTTGAAGACGAAGATATGCTTTGGATGAAGATGGCTGACCCGTCAAACCCATATGGCCGGGGGACTGGCATTGGCGAAGCCCTTGGTGATGAGCTTGACGCCGATGAGTACGCAGCCAAGCATGTGAAGGCATGGTTTTACAACCGGGCCACTCCTGATTTGCTTGTTGGGGTCAAGGGTGCATCCGAAGACCAGCTTAGGGGCGCGAAGCAGGCATGGGAAAACAACAACCGTGGCTTCAAACGCGCATACGGTTCCCACTGGCATTCCGGGGAACTCCAGGTAACGCAGCTCAGTCAAACATTTGCAGACCAACAGCTTGTCCAGTTCAGGGAATTCGAGCGGGACATTATTGTGAATACCTTTGGTGTTCCTCCCGAAATCCTCGGCATCCTCGAAAATAGCAACCGCGCCACTATCGAGAGTGCCGATTATCTTTTTACCCGATGGGTGATTGTCCCAAGGCTTGAGTTCTGGCGCACTGAGATGCAGAAGTATCTTGCGCCCATGTTCGGTGACGAATTCACCATTGAATACATAAACCCTGTCCCTGACGACAAGGAACACAACCTTAGCGTTGCGAAGTCCTTTCCTTTTGCGTTTAGCATCAATGAAATAAGGGCGATGGCAGACCATGCGCCTCTGTCTGGCGATGAGGGCGAAGCTTATTGGGTGCCCTTAAATGGAAGCATAACCGAAGACATAACCAGCATTCCAGAGGATCAAGAAGAAGAAGATTTGATCCAAGAGGAAGTTGAGCAAGGTGGCGATGTCCCACTGGAGGAAAGCAATGAGATGGTTTGATATTTCGACAAAAAAGTATGACTCCGATCATGAATATGACGAGGCTGAGTACACCAAAGACCTGGAAGCCCACGACGGCATAAGAAAGTTCATGGAAGTTTCCGTGGATGGCGAGAGCGATGACATCCCCGAGGAATCCGGGGTTAAGCTTTTTTTTACTGTTTCCACCGGGCACATAGACCGTGATGGGGACACCATCGAGCAGGGCGGTTGGGATTTATCTGAATACAAAAAGAATCCTGTCGTCTTATGGGCTCATGATTCTTCAGCGCCACCCGTGGCTAAGGCAAATGCAACATACCTTGCGCCATCGACGACAAAGAATGAGGGCGAAGACACGGTACATCTTATGTCTGTGGCTCAGTTCCCCTCTAAAGATCTTTATCCTTTTGGGAATATGGTTGGGCGTCTTTACAAGAATGGTTTTCTTCACGGCGCATCTGTAGGTTTTCTCCCTATGGATTACGAGATTAATCGTGAGCGTGAAGGGTTTTCCCCTATCGACTTTAAGTCGCAAAAGCTTTTGGAGTGGTCAGCGGTCCCAGTGCCAAGCAACCCCGAAGGTTTGGTCCAGGCACGTAGCGCCGGGATTGACTTGGCCCCAATGGTAATGTGGGCAGAAAAAATCCTTGACGGTGAAGGTTCCTTGATTCTGCCTCGTCACTTGTTGGAAGAGGTCCGCAAAAACTCTTCGTCCAAGGTTTTCATCATCAATAAGGATTCATCGATCCAGCTCGACATGTTCAAGGTTGAGGATAAGTCCCCCGACGTAATCTCTGCGGTTGCCAGTGAAGGTGTGTCCAAGATTGAGCTAAAGCCAGAGCCAAGCGAAGATGCAGAACCTGTCGAAACCGAAGAGGTTGATGCCGACGTAGATATCAAGCAGGTCATGAAGGATGCAATATCCTACTACGAGCTGAACAGAATTGCTCAGATGACCGAAGAAAAAGAACTTACGCCTGACGAAAGTCAAGTAAAAGAAGCTGATTCGCAAGATGAAGCACAAACAAACGATGACGATTTGCGACGATTAGCGAAGGCTACATTCGAGCGAAGAGTCTTGTCTTTAACCCAAGAGCTGAAGAGCCTAGTCGGTGAGATCAGCAGAGGAGTAGACCGATGAGCATCGATAACAAAGATGATGTGCAATCGATTGTGGATGAGGCTGTTGACAACACTGATGTTGTTGCGCAGCTCAAGTCCCTGAAAGAGGAAGTTGAAAACCTCGCTAAGAGCAACAAAGAACGAGTCGAGCGTAAGTATGCAAATGCTTTCGTCGGCAAAGAGGAGGCCCCTGCTGTCCATACCCGCACCCATGAAAAAGGTGTGATGGCTGCTCGGTATCTTCGTCTTTTGGCTGCCGGTAAAGGCGACCCAGAGCGTGCGGCGAAAATCGCTAAGAGCTGGGGCGACGACCATATGGCCAAGAGCTTGAACGAAAGTGTATTTTCTGCTGGTGGCGCACTCGTACCAGAAGAATATATGAATGAGCTTATCCCTCTTCTTCGTGCCAAGACCGTTGTGCGCTCACTTGGAGCAACAAGCATCCCTATGAACCGTGGTTCATTGACGATGCCTTTCCAAGATACCGCCAGCACTGCCAGTTACATTGGCGAGCTTCAAAGTATTCCTGCTAGTCAGCAGTCATATGGGCAGCTCACCTTGTCCGCCAAAAAGCTTGTTAATCTTGTTCCGATTTCAAATGACTTGCTTTCCGACTCATCCTTTAGCGTTGATTCGCTGGTTCGTAACGATATCGTTCGCACCATGTCTCTTCGTGAAGATATTGCTTTTATCCGTGATACGGGCGCAGGCAATACTCCAAAAGGGATGCGCAACTGGGCTCCTGCCGCTAACGTCTTTGCACGTACAGCAGCCGGTGGACCTGGACTTGCAACGCTTAATGAGATCACTGACGATCTTTTTAACGCAATGCTGTTACTTGAAAACAACAACATTCCCCTCGATACTGCGGGTTGGATTATGACTCCTCGAACGAAGTCTGGTCTAATGCGTATCCGTGATGTGAATGGTCAGTTCGTCTATCGAGATGAGATGCTTCGCGGCAATCTTCTTGGTTTTCGTTATGAGACTACCACACAGATCCCGACCAATCTTGGTGGGCCTGGCAACCAGACTGAAGTTTACTTCGCTAGTTTTGGCAGCCTTATTATCGCTGAAAGCAGCAGCTTGCAAGTCAGCGTGTATGAGGGTGGCGCGTTCAATGATGGCGCTGGAGTTGTATCCGGCATCAGCACTGACCAAACTGTGATCCGAGCAATCGCACGGCACGATTTTGGCGCACGTCAACGAGGAAACGAAATCGCAGTCATCACTGACGTTGACTGGGGTCTATAAACACGGGCTTAAGCCTTAAGGAGTAAAATATGTCTGGAGTATCTAATATTCATGACGCAGGGGCTTATGTCGTATCGAACCTGCTACAACAAGCAAGGTTCGCTACTGGTGACCCCGAAGCTGATGGCGTCTCTGTTGACACCATTCCCGCTGGCGACCAGCAACTTGGTTCAGCTATCATCCAATGTGATGCTGCTGGGACGATTGCTGCCGCTCAGACTGCAACCTTGGCGCTTACGCTTCAGGATGCTGCTGATGATGGTACTGGCACCCCCGGTGCCTTTGCTGATGTGGCTGCTGATGTGTTTATGGGAGCTGCTGACGGAGCTGATGGCTTGCCCACCAACCCCGTTATCTCTCTCGATAACGCTGTCCAGGCGGGCAGCTTTGCGTTTACTGTTCCTCTCCATCGATTGCGAAGACACGTCCGTGTCCAAGCATTGTGGACGGTCAGTGGCGCTGCTGACACGGTGGATTATCACTGTGCGGCTATCAGTACCGGTAACGTAAGAAAGCCTGTTTAACAGGTAAAGGGGTCTGGAGATGGCGAAAGTATCGATTCAGTTCATTAGATGTTGTTCACCTTACAACGAGGGCGACAAAGCTGGTTTTACCAGTCCAATTGCAGACAAGTATGTGAGGACGGGCGTTGCCCGGTACGTCACAACTGCTGTTGGCGTTGCTCCCGTAACAAAGGAAGCTCCACCGAGTGAACCTGTCAATGCCGAGCCATCTCCTCCTTCTGTCGCGGAAGAACCCGTGTCAGAACCGAAGCCCGTCAAGAAAAAGAAAAAGAAGCGCACCCGAATATTCAAAAAGGATAGCTGATGGCATTGTCCGCAAACGCACTTACAACATTGCAAGATGTCAAGCTTGAGCTTGGTGTGGCAAGTACAGATGTGTCTAATGACAGGTACATCGAAAGCTTGGTAAACACCGTTTCTGCACAGGTTGAAACATTTCTGCAACGTAAACTCGAAAGGGTTACTGCGTTTGAGGAGATGGTCCCCGGCTATGGTCTTTACAAACTGATTGTGAGCAGGACACCTGTCCTTTCCGTGACAAGCGTCGAGATGCTTCAGTCATCTATCCCATCAATTTATTACGCATTTGATTTAACGAACCTTCAGATACAAAACCCAAACGCGGGGATACTTTATTACCCTGCGGGTTGGCCGTGGACCGTTCCATGTCCCCCTGGGTCGATTGCTGGAGATCCCGTTGCCGGCCAAGAGTGGCCATCCATTAAAGTTACATACGACGCTGGCTACGATATGCCATCTTCTGTGTCACCGACATTACCTGCTGACATCCAAAGAGCTTGCACCGTTGCTGTCGCTTCTGAGTACAGAATGCGCGGCAAGGACAGAAACATCAAAAGCGAAAAACTGATGTCCTACAGCATAACCTATGAAAGAACAGGGATGGGGGAGGCAACAATGCATAAGATGTATCCTGCTTCTCCTTTTTCGACCCAAGTGACCCAGATGCTTGTGCCTCATCGGCGCATACCGGGGGCATAAATGTCTTTGGCCGGACTTTTAACTCAAAGCATAACCGTTCAAGCGTTAACGGGTCGCAATGAGTATGGCCAGCCAGCATATTCAGCCACCTCTGTCATCTTAAAGTCCAGGGTCGAGACAAAGATGGAACTTATACGTGATCGCAAGGGTGATGAGCGCGTAAGCAAAACCCAGGTGTGTACGAATACCCCAATAGGAGAATTTGACCGAGTGTGGCTTCCCGGCAGAGATACTACTGACCCCAATGAAGCGCTCACCCCAATCGCCCTGTCTTCCGCTGAAACCCCTGCGGGTTCCTATACGTTTTATCTTACTTTCTTCTAGGTGCATTATGGCTGATATCGTTTTAGATGTAACACCAAGAGTGGACCAGTGGAAAAAATTGCAG